TTCTTCGTAACCCTCTTGGTCGGTTAATACGACAACAAGGTAAAACACAAGTTGCTTCATTTTAGTACCTTTGTGTTGTTCTCGACCCACTGTAATTTACACACGCACTCCACCGGGTCATAATTTCGTTGGCTTTTAGACAACTGCTGACACATGTACCTACAAGCTTGTAGATTTTTGTAGTACACCGTCTTGCTCTCATCGACAGTGCCGCCTATAAAAAACAATAACGCAAAAGCCATCTTCATCATTTGGCCAGCAATGCTTGAACTAGTGCTTGAATTTGCTCATTAGTCTGTTCTTGAATCTTTTCTTGGCGAGCCAGTGATTCAACAATTGCCTCCACCTTAGTTTCAGTCACTGCTTGACTCTGTCCGTTCTTTTGAGCGGCTTTAGCAGTTTCCTTTACAATCACCTCAATGCGCTTTACATCCTCTGTAGTGGCTTCTGCGTTCGCTTGTGCGGCACCGTAACTGATAGCTCCGACAAAGAGGCTAACGACTAAAGGCAAAGCCCACGTGGGTATTGAAATTGTGTTATCACTCATTTTATAACCTCATCTATAACGTGATGTTTTCTTAGCAATCTTTTTCGGTTGCTTCGAAACTTGTTGACCGGCCTTGGTATCTTTTCGTTTCTTTGCGGACGTTGCCGCATACTCTTTCTTGGTTAAAGACTCACGAGCCTTCTTCGGTAGGTACCTTTCTCCAGTAGCCTTCTTACCCTGCGTACTGTTCTTACCTGACTTAGTACCCCATTTCTCTTTTGTCCACTTAGACAGGGACTCTTGAGCCTTGGTTTTAGGTCCAGAGTAACTGCCCCCAGACTTCTTATACCTTTGAGTAGCCAGCTGAGCCTTACGAGCTGACCATTGGCCCGCTTTGCCGCCTTTTGTACCGGCTTTGACTGCTGATACAATTCGTTTCCACTTTGGTTCGTCGCTTCTAGCCATGAGCTACCACTTAACCTTGTCAGCCCAATAGGCAGCAGACATTTTTCCTTTGGATATGTTCTTACCGTGCCGTGCTTTAAAGCTGGCGCGCTTGGCTTTCATACGAGCAGATTCACCCGCTTTGGGTTTACCTGCCGTCGACGCTCCTTGTTCTCCGAATCTAATCGTCTTGACTCGCTCACCTTCCTTTGCAACAACAACATGGCTTTTCTTCGCATGGGAGGGGGTGCGTTTCGGTTTATTGAATCCACTTACCCCAGCCCGCGCGAGCCGGGGGTCTTTTTTGGTTGCCATAGATCACCTCTATAAAATATCACCGCGAAGCCTTTTCAAAGTAGCTTCTGGTAAAGCGTTAAATTCGTCTTCAGTCATGTTGTTTAAATCTAAGCCTTTTTCACCACGGCTCGCGGAACTCTCTCCCGGTAACTCTGGTGGTTGTGCATCTGCGGCTTTTAATTTACGGGTAACTTCAGCTCGTTTTTTTGCAACTTCATCGTTTCTTGGGGCGGCTTTTCCTGCCAAAGAGGGGGCTTCTACAGCTCCTTCTAGGTCATACTCTCTAACTACGTACTTAGCGGCTTTGGACAAGGCAGCGACAGCGTTGTCGCCTTTCGTCATAAACGCATCGCGGAGGTCAATGACTTCCTGCGTGTACTCAGCGTTATACTCTGCAGAGGACTGATCAAAAACAGGGAAGCTCGACTCTAGATCGTTTGCGGCTTGTTGAAGGGCGGTTGCCTGTTGATTGTTACTGACAGTCTGCGTCATCTTCTGCGTCATCTCATACTCAATCTGAGTGCGCTCAGCGCGTCGTATCTCGGCGCGGATCACGGCTGCTTTCTCAGCTTCGCCATCAAGTAAGTGAGTTTGGTACTCAACTTCTTTTGCGCCAAAGTCATATTCTTCAGGAGCGTCCTCAGCAGGAACTTGTGCAGCCTTCATGTCGTCTAGCTGCTTTTGTAGGGCTTTCTGCTTGTTTAACACTTCGTCTAGTCGAGACTTCGGCACCATTGGCTTCTTTTGCGAGAGGTTAGGCTGCTCAACTTCTTCTTCTTCTTCTTCTGGCTCTTCAGCTATGACGGCTTCTTCTACTGTTTCTTCTTCTTCAACGGTTTCTTCTTCAAGTGTTTCTTCTTCTATGCTTTGTACATCTTCAGAAACAATTTCCTCCTCGATCTCCTCTGTCGGCTCTTCTACGTCAGCGAAACTAAGGTCCAGCATATCTTGCGTTTCGTCTTGGCGATCGGCACCGGGCATAACGTCGAACTGCACATCTTTTTTTTCTTCGGTCATAACAATTTCCTATTGGGGGTTTCGGGTTTGTTTTGCAGCGGTCTGCATAGCAGTTGACGCTATACGAGTCGCTGACTGGGTTTCGGACTGGGTCATACGGGTCTGGTTAGTAAGATCTGCGAGTTCTCTGCGCAGCTGCAGTTCTTGCTCTTTCATCGATAGCTTGCCTTGAAGCTCTTGCATACGCATTTGCGGGTTAACTTCAGAGACGTCTTGTACCTTAGCAATGTTAACGGCAGCTTCGGATTGTAGTTTTTGTACTTCTGCCTGCATCTTGGCAATCTCAAGCTGAACCTGCTGCATTTGTATCTGCTGCATTTGCGCTGCTTGCTCTTGCTGTTCTGGAGACTGCTCTACACCTGTCATCATACGAATACGCTTGGCTAGCTCGCCTTTGCGCGCTAAGTGGCTGTACTCGATAATGGCATCGTCAGGTATATTGACACCGACCTGTCGTAGGTTAAGCGCTTCAGCAAACTGTATCTCGTCAAAGGAGTCACGCGCTGGTGCGGATGCAATAACGACGTCGTACTCGCCGAGCGTTAAATCATTAACGATCCTTCCTTCGGGGGTCATCTCGTTAACCACCATTGCTTCACGCGGCTTTAGCGGATCATCTTCGTTAGTAACCTGAATAATTCGCTGCTCTGTATAAAACGTCTGTATTAAATTCAGAACTTTCTCGGCTAAGTAATGCCGTGCTTTTGCGAGGTTATCTAACGGCACCTGAATCATAACGGCGCCACGATTCTGTTTAGCTTGTATAGCGATGCCTGACACTTCAGCACTGTCTGTACCTAACATGGAATCGTTGACGCCCGATATAGTCTGGATGTTAGCCGCCGCTTTCTGGGCGATTCGATCAAGACCTGTGGGTATCTGATTAGGCTGGATTTTAGATGGGGGACTTGAGCCTCTGTTGTACTCAAGGACTAGCCCTGTTTCTGCACCGTGCTCTTCTAAATCGTCCGCTGTCATACCTGTTAACGATCCACTTTCTACTACCCAACCACTGTTGGCTGTTGTGTTAACAATGTGTAGTTCTTGGGACGCGATCTTGTTTAGCTGCTCTTGTGGAGACAGTAGGTTACGTACCATGCCGAACGGCCTGCCTCTTCGGAAGTAGGCGAAGTAGGGCACTATTGTAAAGTCGTTGTAGGGAGACCAATCGTCGTGCAGCACAACGTTGTCGCACGTTACTGTCCAGCGGACTTTACGTTTTGTTTTGGTAATAACACTTAGGCCGTACTGCTTAGCAAACTTCTTAACCTTCGACTCTTTCCAAGCGTCGGGCGCTTCTCGCTGATCGCCTGTATCGGGATCTACAAAGCATGTAACGCGCGCTATCTTTTTATTCTGGCGTTCTACAATACGGAGGGCTTTTACATTACGGTAGGCGTCGTCTTCCGGTATACCGGAGCCGAAGTAGTCATCTTCGGGGTCAAGGTCACCGAATCGCTGCTCTTCATACTCGATAGAGTCACGACCAAAACTGTTACCATTTTCAGCAATGAACCGAAGGTCTTCCGATTTTTTCTTGCCATATAGCTCTTCGATCTCATCTAGGGTCATCCACCGAGTTTCAAAAACTTCGTTCCATGTCTTAGGGTCATACTCTTTAGCATCTGGGTCTACCAGAATATCGAGTGGGTCTTTTGCTGTTATGCGTATCTCGCCTTCTACGTGGTCTGAGAAGTCCATACGTACGTCGAAATAGCCACGACCGTCAAGGATAAGCCCGTCACTGAACACTTGCTGCTCGACCCAGTCGAGTTTGTTATTGTCAGCAATCTGCATGTAGAGTTTAGTAAGCGTGTTGGCTACTTCGGCCTCTCCACCCCGGCGTGGTTTAAACTGAACATCTGCGCGTCGCGTTGACTGTTCGCCAAGTACAGTATTAATAGTAGGTAATACGGTGTTGATGGTGAGGGCAGGACGCCCCTCGGCTTCGAGCGCAGCGGAGTCATACTCGTCCCACTGATCACCTCTATAGAAAGCGTCGCACTTCTTAGCCATTTCAACATAATCAAGGTGGCCGTTATCGCGGGCGCGGGTGTATCTATCCCACTGAGCGGACGCTATCTCTTGTTCTTTGGCTGGGGTTAGCTTTTTCATATTTAAGCACTCATGGATGATTTATCGCGTTTCACCGCAAACATATGGTCTAGTCGATCTCGCCAAGATGGCTCGTGCACTACTTGTGTCTGAAATGTAGCGAACTCGCTCATCATCAGACCTAACCATGCCAACGCATCAACTTGATCGTCGTGTACTCCGTTAGGAAACCTAAGTAGCTCAGCGACCAGTGGTCCGGTGAACAGCTCGTCCTTGGGCAGAAATACCATGCCCTGTTGCATTCGGCCCTGAATAGCTCTGGCTCTTGCTTCTTTATCTCGTCTACCTGTCTTTAGATCTTTAAAGTAAGCCTCATGAAGACCGCGTTCTCTGACGCGCTTTTCAAGGAAGGGGCCTAGTGCCATCTCAATGTGACCTTTCTCAATCCCAATGATTGAGGGCTTCCACGTCTCGTACAGGTCTAGTATCTGCTCTACCAATTCGAAACCGTCAAACCGTCCTCTAATAACATCTACTATAAATAGCTGATCGTTCTCATCGATACCCGCTACCATTCCAACGGAGTAATCGTTCCTATCCTTCTTGCCGATTGCCAGATCCCACGCGCAGTAGTAGCGCATACGGTCTATATCTACATCGTCGTTGCCAAAGTACTGAATCATGTCTCTAGTAAAGTAATCACCGTCGTCGGCAACCGGATTCTGCTGGTACAGCGCTGACCAATCTCTAGGGCCAACGGCTTTTCGTATTCTGTCTAGGGCCTTCTCGTCGTACCGCTCTTTGTGCAGTGCGTCACCTGTTACCCGAAACTCTTCATCTTCTTCTGCGATAGCAGGGTAGCTAACAACTTCCCACTCATCGCCGCCGTCTCCGCCTGCTTTTAGAAGCCTCCCCGCCAAATCATCATCGTGCCAACGAGTAAGAATGACGAGCACACCACCACCGGGTGCAAGCCGTGTGTATGCGGTTGAGGTATACCAATCCCAGTTACTATCTCTATTGTTCTGGCTTTCAGCGTCTTCGCGGTTTTTAACAGGGTCATCAATAACAAGTACATGTGCTCCTTTACCAGTAATACCACCGCCCACACCAGCAGCAACGAAGCCACCGCCGCTAGTGGTAAGCCACGCTTCTGCAGACTGGCTGTCAGGATCAAGTCGCGTTTTAAACGCAGTTTTGTAGGTAGGCTCACGCAATAGCTGCCGAACTTTTCGACTAAACCCCATAGAGAGCGAACCTGAGTAGGAACACGCGATAAATTCGTGGTCAGGGTGTCTGCCCAAGTGCCAAGCAGGGTAGCCAATAGAGGCAAGCGTACTTTTTCCATGACGAGGCGGCATAAAGAGCATAAGCCTTGGCGATTTTTTCTCAGCCACGTCGTTAGAGAACTTCTCAAGACGGCGACAGATGTCTTTATGTACCCAACCAGCCGCGTAATCGGGGTTAAACCGCTCGATAAAGGGGAGGAGGCGCTTTCTTGTGAGAAATCTGAGGGCGAGTTCTGCCTTTGCTTTGTCTTCAACAGATGCTTCTTCTGTTTCTGCGACAGCTTCTTGGATTTTATCTGGGTCGGGTAGGGCTTCTGCATCATCTGCCTTGCAATACACACAGAGACCGTCGATCTCGCTAGAGTAAAGCGTCTCGGGGTGCATATTTTTGCACCTACGACATCTTCGCTTAACGATATCTGCAGTCATTTGTTAATAAGAGCGCATCTTTTTAGTAGGTTTCTTTTTAGCGGCAGGCTTTTTCTTCTTTGACTGCATCTTTAATGCAGCGATAGCCTCTTTAGCACGCTTGTCGGACATTGGTGCGCTGATTGCGGGACGCGGTTTCTTTTTAATTGGTGTTTTAGCCATAGTTATTCACTTGTAGGTTCTAAGTAATCAGTTGTTTTACCTGCTATTTCTAACAGCTCTTCATCAGACAATCGCTCTAGCTGCTTAGCGGTCTGGTTTAGATTGATGTTTACCTGCACAGCAGTGTCTGGGGTGGCTAGTCCGTGTAACTTCACCAAAGAATCTACTGTGTTCTTCATTTCCGTAGCGGTAGCCGAAGATGTGTAGGCCTCCATATACATAGAGTGCGCATTCTGCCGCTCAAACTTAACTTCCTCGCGCATCTGCTCGCGAAAATACTGCAATGCCTGCTTAACTGCGGGACGTTTTGCCGCCTCATACGCAGTTTGGTGGCTGGCATAGCCCGCCGCACGGCCAGAAGCAGCAATAGTCATGCCACTGGCTATAAGAGTCACCAGCTTTTCTTGCTGGACGGTTAGCTCTCCTAACGTCAGACCCATATATGGCATCTGGGACTGGAAATCTGTATGGGCGCTTACAGTTTCAGTGGACGAGGGAGAGGTGTCCGCGTCGTTCGTCGCTAAATTCATCGCAGATTTTGTCATCCAGATACACAAATAAAGGGGCGCTGTTGCCAAGACCGTCTATACCCACGGTATAAAGGTAGTCGTGCAACGAGTCGGCACCGAAACCATTTTCCACTAGTAAAGACTCAGCTTTTGTAGCGTCATATACCAACACTTCGGTGCTGCCGTTAAGGCCTGTGCCGATAAGTGCTGCGTCTAAACCTTCTATTGCAATCATTTCTAGTTCCATAACGGGATATTAGCATCACTAATAATTAATCACAAGAATGTTGATGAATCGTTTTGATCCACCAGTAAAACATGTCTGTTGAGAGCGTGTGACGGAGTATATTAATGCGGTAACAGACTAAATGTATGTTGCCGGGGACGTATCCTTGTTTCTGATCGATCCTGTCTATTGATGCATTGAACTCTTTGGCGCCTGCACCGTCTCGATGGTGTGTCATCTGTACGCCAGACAGTGCACATTTGCCGGACTGCGCTTCCCACAGACCAACTACGTAGTCCGCTGACACGAGCCAGTCCATTGTTTGCTTTCGTTTGGACCGACTCTGGTTATGCAGCACTGTTAGGTACTCTTTATAAGAGCTTGACCAGCGTTTGCGCTTTTTGCCCGCGTTGCAGTTTTTACAGACATTTCGTGGGCCGTCTTTTCCGTTTTCAAAAGCGTCTTCGGGTAAAACCATTAAGCAATGAATACATTTTTTTGTTGAATCCATACGTCATCATACACATCTCCATTAGTAAAGCTAATAAAAAGATGTCGCATAAAATACTGTAAAAAAAAATTTGAAATATCTTTTATAAATCGCTTACACACTATCTCCCTGTCTGCTGGCGATGGCGTCCGTCTCCCCGATTTGGACTATTGGAACCTTGTTAGGTGACACGTTTTTGGAACCTTGGCCGTCAGTAACCCCCGACAACCGTTTTACGTCATTTCGTTTTATGTCTCCTGCTTTTTGTTCGTTTTGTTTACGATCAACGCTCAACGATCAACATCCAACGTCAATGGGGTAGCGCCCAGCGTAGCAATCTTATGTAGACGTCAACTGTCTAGTGTTATGTGTCATCCGTCTCCTATCTTACATACGCGTCATCCGTCTCCCACGTACACGATCGTCTCCGCCTCGCGCCTGTATATCGAAATGTATATCGAAATGTATATCGAAATGTATATCGAGAGGTGTGTCGGGTGTGTCGTGACTGTGTCGGGTGTGTCGTGACTGTGTCGTGATTGCACACAATCGTTGTACACCGTACAGGCCGCGTACTGTCTACGTCTTAGAGCTTTTACTACCAAACTGTGTCGACTGTGTCGTCACTTTCCAAGTTACTATATACGTACATGTAAATAACGCCTTTTCTGTTTTTTATTTCTTACTTTTGAATTTATAACAAGAAACAGTGCACACCTTACAACAAAATGACTCTAGCCCAGTCATACCATACGTTTCAGCGATTTTCACTCGTTGTACAGTCGTTGTACAGTTCGTTGTACATCGTTGTACACCCGACACAGTTCTTAACAAACTACATTAACTGTTGGCTCTAAGTTATCTATTTTTAGCACTCGTTCCTCGCACTATGTGGGTATTGATTGGCGTAAGGGGATTGTCTCCTTCTAACTTACCTATGGAGGTCAACATCATGACTAGACGAGACTTCATGTTTCTTAGTCACTGGCGCAAGAAAAAGCCAACTCA